CGCATTTGTAGACTATCCATTTGCCAACTATACAGCAAACTACAACTATCCAGATTTTGCAGGATGGAATCAAGGAAGTTTTGATAATTTAATAACAACTACAACAAGTTTAAGAACACCAGAGTACTCATTGCCTGAAATCTTTTTAGATGGAAAAACATTAGAAGAGTTATACGAAGATAATCAAAACATACAGGATAACGAATCTGGTCCATTTATTGAAAATAAATTTTTATCTTTTAGACCAAATAATACCTGGAATTCTAAAAATACTTATATTAATTTTGATAAGTTTAATGTTTTGGCAAACCAGGTTGATAGTTTTTATGGTGTTTTTAGTTCCCATAATCTTGTTTCCGAAGAGGTATTGTTTAAAATATATGATTCTGTAACTGGAAACTATTTTTCTATTGTTAAAGATGCTGATGAAATTAAATACTCTTTAACCTATAGTGAAAACACTGAATTATTATTTACATCGGATCCGATAACTGCAAATACTATTTTTACAGTGGGTTTTAATTTAAGAAATTTATCTGATAGTTTTGGTGGAAATGTAAGTTCTTTTTTTGGAAATCAAAACTCTTTAAAAATGTATGTCGGTGGAGAAAATTCTGGAGATTACCCATTTACTGGAAGAATATATTCTATTGGTATTTGTAGTACAAATAATTCTTCTAAAATATCAAATAGTTTTGATGAAAATGGAATTGTTGTTTTAGATCATGGATCAACATTAATTTCTCATACAGCAAGTTATACGCTCTTGCCTTCCGAAGCATATGAAAGATATTTTTTAGATATAGGAGTTGCTGGATATTGGCAAGACTATTTACCACTTTCCTATTTTGCACAATTTGTAAAAAATAAAGATGGCGAAGAATACTACGATTTAGATTTTTTACAGTTTAACTTAGGATACCCAACAACCACAACATTAATAGAAGAATCTGGCAGTACTGGATATTATTATGACACAACTGGAGCACAAATAAAAAGTTATATTACTTTTCAATATGTTTTTGATGGGGCCAACATTCCAACATCTTTTGCAAATGAGCAAACATTAAATCAATACAAAATTCTTGACATAAATAATTATGAAAATTGGAAAAATACAAGATTTGAAGTTTTAAACAATACATTGATTTATCCTATAAAAACAGAAGACTTTAATAATCTTGCGATTGTATATAGTCTTGAGTTCAATAGTCGTGGTATCTTAACTAAACCAATATTGTTAAATAAATTACAATTGGCATCACAAACATTTAATGACAATTCATCTAATCCAGTTGGAACAAGATTTGGTGTAGATTTATTTCCATATAAGAAAAATGGAATATATTTTGACTATAAGTCAAAAAATCCATTTAGCATATATAAAGAAAGTACTCCATATTTATATTTAACTAAAACCTCTGGACTAGAGGTCCGTGGAGAGTTTAATATTTTAGAAAATCGTGGACTATCTCTTCCAATTAATAAAGAACTAGCAACTTCATATAAAGTAAGCGCTATGCAGTTATGGTTAAGATACGATCAGGATACTTTTCCAGAAACCGCTACAGAAATATTTGAAATTAATCATAAAGATGGCATATTAAAATTTTATATACAGGCCAATAGTGTTGATTTAAATAGAGCAAAGGTTTTTGTTTTAAATGAAAATGGGGTTCCAGTTAATGGGGTTGCTTTTTATTTAAATGGAAACCTTGTAAGAGAGCCAGTTTTATCACTTAAAGAATGGTCTGCTATTGGTATATCTTTTATAACATCCCTTGTTTATAACTCCTACCTGGGTAGCATAAATATAACTGGCCCAGCCTTATTTAATAATATTGCCTACTATCAGGCAAATAGTTTACAAGAGGTTGAAAGTAGAACGTTTAGACCTTGGTATAAAGTATTGACAGATGGAATTACTACTTTTGACTGGCAGTATTGGTTAAATAACTTTACTTGGGAAGGTATGTTGGTAATAGGCTCTTCAGAATTTTATGGAATTAACCCATTAGACATTTATAAGACTTATATAGGAACTAATAAGATTATTATTGATGACGGAGAAGGGTTAATTTATCAACCTGAAACATTAAAGATATATTCAGGCATAGAATGGTCAAGCACTGTCGCTACACCAGTATAGTCTGATATACTTATGGTTATGGAATCACTAATTAACCCAAAAACTGGTCAACCCTATGTAAAAAATGTTCGTCGTAAAGTAATAGATAAACATTATGACTGGGGCCTTTATGTTTATAAAAAATCTAACGGTAAATGGTTTACAGACGACACTGGTTCAATTTTAAATATTCCCTCAGATCGTGGCGACTTATCCAAGATTGCGGAACTAAGAAAGGCTGCCATGCATTATGGTGATGATGGAGAAGGCAAAGCAGTTTTTGTTCCTGGACTTACAAGAATTAGCGAAGAAGAATATTCTGAACAAAAAGAAAGAATGAAAGAAGGACTTATTCCCTCAATGAATGACTTAGGTGCTTGGCATGCAGCGCAACAAACATTAGATAAGTATGGAAAGGATGCCGTAAATGAGTGATGAACAAGAATACATTCGTGTAGGCCTTAATACACAAAGTAGAGAAGAAAATCCTTTTAAGCATCAAGATCCATTTAATAAAAGTTGGGATGATTTAAAAGATTATGCTGGACTAGATCAAAACTTTCGTCGTAGAACAACCCGTAATCTTTCAAAATATATTAGTCCAGAAACAAACCAAGCATATTTAAATGCAGCAAATGTTACACCTTCAGGAGTAGACGCAAGTTCAAAACAAATCAATCCTGGCACGGTATATAGAAATGGCTACGGACTGTTTGATGTAATTACTCCTCCATACAATATGTATGAATTGGCTAACTTTTATGACACATCATTTGCTAATCATGCTGCTATTGACGCTAAGGTAGAAAACGTTGTTGGTCTTGGCTACCGTTTTGATATTTCAGATAGAACAATGCTAAGGTTTGAAATGAATGAGGACCAAGCAGCGGTAGATCGTGCTCGTAATCGGATTGAAAGAGCAAAAATACAATTACGTGATTGGCTAGAAAGTTTAAATGATGATGATAGTTTTACAAAAACTATGGAAAAGGTTTACACAGACCTTCAAGCAACTGGCAATGGATTTATTGAAGTAGGTAGAACTGTGGCTGGAGATATTGGATATGTTGGACATATTCCAGCAACCACTGTCCGTGTACGTCGTTTACGTGATGGATTTATTCAAATTATTGGTCAAAAGGTAGTTTACTTTAGAAACTTTGGAGCAAAAAATCCAAACCCTATGGGTACAGACCCAAGGCCAAATGAGATTATTCATCTTAAAGAATACTCTCCTTTAAATACATTTTATGGTATTCCAGATATTGTTGCAGCAATGCCATCTTTAATTGGAGATCAACTAGCATCCCAATACAATATTGATTATTTTGAAAACAAAGCAGTTCCAAGATATGTGGTAACCCTAAAGGGTGCAAAACTATCTGGTGATGCTGAAGATAAAATGTTTAGATTTTTACAAACAGGCCTTAAGGCTCAGTCACACAGAACTCTCTATATCCCCCTTCCTGGAGATAGCGATGGCAACAAAGTTGAGTTTAAGATGGAGCCAATTGAAAACGGCATCCAAGATGGATCATTTAAAGAGTATCGTAAACAAAACCGTGATGATATTTTAATTGCCCATCAAGTACCTATCTCAAAATTAGGCGGAGCAGACTCTGCAGGCACTGCATCAGCACTTGCCCAAGATCGCACATTTAAGGAACAGGTATCTCGTCCAGCACAAAGACATTTAGAAAAAATTGTAAACAAAATTATTAGAGAAAAGACAGATATTTTAGAACTTAAATTTAATGAGTTGACACTAACTGATGAAATTGCACAGTCTCAAATTCTTGAAAGATATGTAAAAACTCAGGTCATGACTCCAAACGAGGCTCGTGAAATGTTAGATTTGCCACAAAGGTCAGATGGCGATAATCCATTTGTTATGTCTCCAAGGCAAGCAACTGATGCTAGAGCAAATTTGGCAGGGAAT